TATGGTTCAAACAAGAGGTGATGCTATCGCAATAGTAGATCCATCAGTATACGCAGGAAGTGTAGCTGGTGCTATCCAAGATGGTACATCATTAGATAATAGCTACGCAGCAGCTTATTGGCCGTGGGTACAGGTTAGAGTTCCTTCTACGGGCAAATTACATTTTGTTCCTGCTTCTACCATTATGCCTGGTGTATATGCCTTTAGTGATAGAGCAACAGCTGAATGGTTTGCACCTGCTGGATTTAACAGAGGTGGATTAGGAATGGCTTTACAAGCAGAAAGAAAATTATCACCAACAGATAGAGATAATTTATACTTAGCCAATGTAAACCCAATCGCATCATTCCCAGGAAGAGGTCCTGTAGCATATGGTCAGAAAACATTACAGAAAAACAGAACAGCTCTTGATAGAGTAAATGTACGTAGATTATTAATTGAATTAAAAAGAACAATTGGTTCAATAGCAAATAATTTAGTATTTGAACAAAACACAGCTACAACAAGAAATAGATTCTTATCTCAAGTTAATCCATATATGGAAAGTATACAACAAAGACAAGGTTTATATGCTTACAAAGTAGTAATGGATGATACAAATAATACCGCAGATGTAATTGACAGAAACGAGTTAATAGGACAAGTTTATGTACAACCAACAAAAACGGCTGAATTTATCATATTAGATTTCAATGTTACTCCAACTGGTGCATCATTTGAATAAAAAAAAAGAAAATTAAATATTTATAACAAATAAAACGACATGGCAGTATTAGATCCTAACGAAATAATGTTCACCGCATTTGAACCAAAAGTACAGAATAGGTTTATTATGTATATAGAGGGAGTACCCGCATACTTAATTAAATCAGCCACTGCCCCTGGATTCGAAGCTGGTGAAATAATTCTTGATCATATCAACGTATACCGTAAAGTAAAAGGTAAAGTAAGATGGAATGATATGACACTTAACTTATATGATCCTGTAACTCCATCTGGAGCACAAGCAGTAATGGAATGGGCAAGATTAGCTCATGAATCTGTAACAGGTAGAGATGGTTACTCTGATTTTTATAAAAAAGATATCACTTTAGACATTTTAGGTCCTGTAGGTGATGTAATCGGAGAATGGATTGTAAAAGGAGCTTATGTAAAAACAGCAGGCTTTGGAGAGTATGATTGGGCTAATGATGCCGCAATTAACCTCAACGTAACAATAGCAATGGATTATTGTATACTGAATTTCTAAAAAAATTACCCTTCCCTTCAATAAGAAAGAGCACACAAATTTTTGTGTGCTTTTTTTTGGCTTCCCTAAAAAGGTTTCGTATATTCACTACATGAATAAGGAGAAAATACAATCTATAGTTAAAGAAGTATATCCTAAAATTGAAAAATATTATGGTTATTCAAAATACCACCAATGTACCCCTTTAGTAGAACTACATCATAACATTTATGTAAGACTAACAGGTGAAGATTTTGATGAAAGTATACTCTCAGAAACTGAATGTAACCCAGATGCTGAATTTGATAGACAAGATAACACTATTGTATTATATTGGCCTAAAATGAAAAGTAAAAAATTAATTATACAAACTTTAATTCATGAGTATCAACATTATTTACAGTCTCCTTTATGGATGAAAAGGTATTACTCAATGGGTTATGAATATCAAAATCACCCTTATGAATTATCAGCAACTAAAGAAGAAAAAAATTGGGGCATGTTTGTATAATTTTTTAAATTTTATATATTTATATCCAAACAAAGTTATTTTAAATAAAGATTATGGAACAATTTAAATTACCCACAGAAACTGTGGAATTACCTTCTAAAGGTATTATTTACCCAAAAGACAATCCCCTATCAAGCGGGAAAGTTGAAATGAAATATATGACCGCTAAGGAAGAAGATATTTTAACCAATCAAAACTACATCAAAAATGGTACAGTTTTAGATAAATTACTCACCTCACTTATTATATCAGAGATAAATTATAATGATTTGATAACTGGCGATAAAAACGCGTTACTTATAGCAGCACGTGTCCTGGGGTATGGTAAGGATTATAATTTTAAATATATTGATGATGGCGGAAATTCCATAGAAGCTAATGTAGATTTAAGCGAACTTGAGGATAAACCATTAGCACTTTCAGAATTAAACCAAGAAGGAGTTAACGAATTTAATTTTACCCTTCCTCATTCAGAAAATGAAATTACTTATAAACTTTTAACTCACTCTGATGAAAAATCAATAGATAAAGAGATAAAAGGTTTAAAGAAAGTTACCGGAGGAGCAGCCCCAGAAGCTACAACTAGGTTAAAATATTTAATTACTTCTATAGGAGGTGATAGAGAAAAGAAAACAATTCGAGAATTTGTTGACAAATATATGTTGGCTAGAGATTCAAGAGCTTTAAGAGAAGAATATAGAAGAGTTGCTCCAGACGTTGAGTTAACTTACTTCCCAGAGGATGCGACGGAGGGCATACCAGTGCCTATTTCCCTTAACTTTTTTTGGCCTGACGCCTCAATATAGAAATAATTTATTTTCTATGCTGCATGAGATAGTATTTCATAGTAATGGCGGCTATGATTGGCATACAGTCTATAACATGCCCATTTGGTTAAGAAATTTTACCTTCAAAAAGATGGAGGAACATTTTGATAAACAAAATAAGGAAAACGATAAGCTATTAGAAAACCAAGATTTAAAGAATCAAATAGCTAAACCCGCGATCCAACCCAAAAATTCTTATAATGTAGGGACTTCTAAAAAATAGAAAGTCCCTATATTTATACCATATACCTAACATATAATGGCTACACCCGAAGAACAAAAGAAAAGAATAAAAGAAATCAGTGGAGAATTAAACCAACTGTTTGCTAGACTAGATCAAGCGGACAGAACGATTCTTAGGGGTACTATTAATGAACTTCAAAAAGGTCAAGATAACCTAAATGAATGGGAAAGAGCTCTTAATAGATTCAAAACTACAGCAGATAAAGTTGCTGATTCTTTAGATTATATTTCTAAATCATTTACAGATGCTGTTAATGAACTCCAAAAACAAGATAAGTTTTTATCTAAAGGAAAAGCAGCATTAAATTCCATAGCAAATACTGCTCAAAAAGCTTTATCTGTTAGAAAAGGAGAAACTGACATTAATGCTAAAAACTTAAAGACTAAATTAAAAGAAGCTGATCTTCAAAAAGATATTTTAAATGATGCTATTTTAATGGGTAGAGGTACAATTGCCCAAAATGTAGCCATGAATAAGGCTCTTAGCGATATTGATGAGTATAAAAAGGGATTAGGAGAAGTATTAGAAGTTGATAGAGGGATTGAAAATAGTATAGGAGCAACTGCTGGTATACTTAAAGGAGTTGAAAAAACTTTAGGAAAATTTGGTCTTCCAGCTATTGGTATAGAAGAAGCTTTTAATGAAACTAAACGTTTAGGACAAGCTGCAAAACATGCAGGTAAAGATTTTAATGCATTTGGAACATTTACATCCAATTTAAAAGATAATCTTAAAGCAAGTTTATCAAGAACAAAATTAATTGAATTAGCAGTATTAGCTGTTGGTAAAGCTATGATGCTCATAGATAAAACCTCAGGTAGTATAGCTAAACAGTTAGGAATTGCAAACTCAGAAGCTCGAGGTTTAGTTAGTGAATTTAATTCACTTTCAAGTAGTACAATGAGTGTGTTTGTAAATACTACAAATCTAGCAGAAGCTTTTGGTACTTTAACTTCACAGATAGGTTTAGCAAAATTTGCTAGTGATGAAATTCTTACTAACCAAATTGAGTTAACTAAACAAGCAGGTTATACTAATGACGCCGCTGCTGAATTAACTAAATTAGGTGCTATTCAAGGTACCGATTCTAAAGAAGTATTATCTAATTTTTTAGGTAATGTTGAAGCTTTAAATATACAAAACGGTTTACAAATTAATAGTAAAGCCTTAGCTGAAAGTGCATTAAAAACATCTAAAGCTACTTTATTATCATTACAAGGGCAAGGTAAGTCACTTGGTGCGGCTGCATTTGAAGCTAAGAAATTAGGCCTTGAATTATCACAAATTGAAGGGATAGCGGATAGTTTATTAAATATTGAGTCTTCTATTGCTGCAGAATTTGAAGCTGAAGTAATTACCGGAAAACAATTAAATTTAGAAAGAGCAAGATATTATGCTTTGACTAATAATGTAGAAGGGTTAAGTAAAGAAATTGCTAAAAATGTAGGTTCCACAGCAGATTTTTCTAAAATGAACAGAATAGAGCAAGAAGCTATTGCTAAATCTGTAGGACTGTCTCGCGATTCCTTAGGTGAAATGCTTTATGATCAAGAAGCATTAAATAAACTATCAGGAGTAGCTGGTGCTACTGCTCAAGAAAAATTTAACAATTTAGTAAAAGAAGTAGGGTTAGAAAAAGCTAGAGCAAAAATGGGAGATGCCCAATTAGCAGGACAACTTCAATCTGTAAATGTTCAAGAAAGATTACTTAATATAGGTTTAAAATTACAAACTTTATTTTTAAAAATAGCTGAACCTATAATGGCTATTGTAGAACCATTTGCTAAAGTATTAGGGTTTGCTGCTGGTTTAATAGCTAAATTAGCACCATTACTTAAAATTGTTACTCAAGTTGCATTAGTTGCAAAAGGAATTCAACTTACTTTTACTTTAATAGCAGGAGCAGTAAATCTTATGACAAATGGTTTTGGTAGAGCAACTAAGCTTTTAAGTGGTATGAGAGCAGTTACCAAATCTATACTTAATACAGAAAAAATTAGTTTAGCATACTCTAAAATGCGTGAAGCTTTCGCAAAAAGAGGCATTGCCTTTCAAATTTCTGCAAATGCTAAAAAGAAAATTGCAATTATATTAGAAAAAGTAGGTTTAATTAATGGTAAACAATTAGCTTATTGGAAAGGTAGAGAAACTTTTTTAGCAAATACATTAAATAAGAATAAAGCTACTACACAAATGTATGAAAAAGCAAGTTTACTTTCTAGTATTAGAAGAAATATACAAGATAAAGTAGGTG